TTTGCCTTCGGCTGTCCTCGTCACCCACTTGCATGCGCTTTCGCAGTTTGTCCTGCAAAGGCATCTTGGAGTACTCCAGCCTGCCCGTCATGCGGGCGCTGGCTTCCTCGGGTGAAACCACTTCGTTGCCGATGCCGCCCTTGAGGGGCTTGCTTGGCTTCTTGGATTTGGGCTTGCCAGCCATTTAAGCCTTCTTTGTGCCGCGAGCCTTGGGCGGGAGTTTCTTGAGAGCCTTGCGAACGTCACCCTCGCGGAAGTCGCTTTCTGTCACGGGCAGCGGGGCGGGGGAGCCGTGCGATTCGCTGTGCAGTTGGGCCAGTTTGTCGGACTCGGTCTCCCCTTCGTCTTCTTCGGCCTCGTTTTCTTCGTCGGGCCGCTTACCGGCAGGCATGGACGAACGCGCCTGCTTCATAAGCAGCGTCTTGGCGATCCGCCGCACGGTGCTTTCTTTGAGGTCAGAGAAGTCGATGTCCAGTTCGATGCTCATTGAATACTCCTATCCGCCGAATAAGCCGCCCAAGAATCCCAAGACAGTGCCACGCCGGTTCTGTCTGGCAATTTCAGTGTTCGCCCGACGAGACCGCTCGCCCAAGTCTCGCTGCTGCCTGTCGCCTCGGAGCGCCATGTCGGCGGTAATCCCCGTCTGGTCAACGTCGAACAACAGCCGCCTGAGATTTTCCCGCTCGTCTGCGGTGTTGCCTTCGTACTGCAACTGAGTGTCGGCGTTTTCTGCCAGCCGCTGAAGATAGGCAGAGCGGTGATCCGGAGCCTTGGACATGGCCTGCTGCGCACCCATCCGCATTTGGTGCCGCGCGGCCTTGCTGCCAGCACTCACGCCAGCGTTCTCCTGCCGGTAGGCCCGCTCGTTGCCTGCAAACGACCGCATCGCACCGGCATTGCTGACGGAGCGTCTTAGGGTCTCGCCGCTGGCAAGAACCGGCCCTTGGTATGTCGCCGTGTAGGAGTCTCGCTTGAACATGGCTTACCCCAACAGCCCCCTTCCGACAGGGCCAAATGCACCCCATCCCATCCCGAGCCCGCCCATGCTGGCCGGTGCAGCCGCCCGAAGTGTTCCGATGGTGCCGAGCGTGTTGAGGATGCCACCACCAGCGACAAGGCCGAGCATGTTGCTCATCAGGTTGTTCTGAGCGTTGGCCTTGGCGATGTCCACTTGGTTTCTGAAGTTCTTGATCTGGTTGTCGTAGTTGACGTTCTGGCTGCGGGTGTCTGACCGCTGGCCCTCAGTCAGCCCAAACCTTCGCACCTGATCTGCTCGCTGGTTGAAAACGTCTGCGGCCCTTAGTTGCTGACCCTTGTTTTGATAGGCCCGATCTAGGTCGTTTAAAGTCTGGTTGGCCGAGGAAGATTGCTGCATGCCAGCCGCCTTAGACCATGCTTGGGCCGTCCGGTCGCCTGCACTGCCGCCATATCCAGCGTGCGTCGGCGTCTGATAGGCAGAGTGCCGAGCCTGAGAGCCGGTGAATGGCGCGGATGCCTTTACCTTTGACTGCGAAGTGAGGCTTTCCCGCTCCTTTGGCGACGAAGCCCACAGGCCGACAGGCTTTGGAGCCGCTGGCTTGGCTGGCGTAGGCGGGCCTTTCTGCGCGCGTGGGTCTGCCCTGCGTGGGGCTGGGGCGACCTTGACCGTGCGCTGAAATGAAGGAACTGCCATGGCTTACCTCCCTGTGTTTATGGGCGGTTTATGCAAAATTGGGCATCGCGTTAGCGGAAAACTGCGACCGTAATTATGGGGCAATCCTGTCCGGTAGTCGGGCTGTTTGGGGCCACGGCGCTGATACGGCAAACAAATTCATTAGGGTTGCCAGCCGTTCTGCGGATACCGATTACTGGTACGTTCTGGTCAGAAAAATCGGTGAATTTTCCTGCCCCGCAGACAACGTAGTTAGCGTCTGGAAGCGGTGTGGCGAAGTTGATAGCAAAATCACCAGCCGCCCATCTTGTGATGCTGGTGACATTGCTGCTCGCGCGGATGGATCGCATGAGCAGGGTGATGTTGCCGCTCGTCGGCGTAGCGATGTTTGTTGCTGTGTAGGTGAACTGATTGGCGTTTATGACGGTGGCTACCTCGCGCGCGCCGTCCACCGCCGTTCCGCTGGTGATGTCCACGTTGATCGCGTTGCCAACCGTCAGGCCATGGTCAGTAATGGTGACGGTGACAACGGTTCCGGTCTGCGAGTAGGTGCCGGTTTTGTTGGCGGCAGTTGCCCCGTCGAAATTCACCCATGCCGCTGGACTGCCGATTGCGCGCTGAACCTCTGCGCCAGATGTCTTGTTGAGCAGATTGTTCTTCGCCCAACTGGTGAAAGCCCCGTTTGCCGTTGGCGACCCGACAGCCCACGCCGAGACTTGCTGCGTGGAGCCATCCTCCAGCACGGTGGTTATCTGCTTGATGTCCCGTATTGTGAGAACGACCTCGGAGCCGGTATCTGTCTCGCGGACTTCGGCGGCGAGGTACTTTGGGGTCTGCGAAATGGCCCGCAGCAAAACGGCGTCAAGGCTGGAGGTCGCTGAGTTGATGCGGAGATGCTGGCCGTTCTGGTTTTGGAGTTTCAGCCGAACGGTGTGAACGGTAGCGTTCTGCTCTTCTCCGGTGTCGATGGCGATGTAGTCGGAGCCTCGGACGGCTGGGGCAGAAAGCGGCGGGGCTGTGACTCTAGGCTGTGCGTCCTTGTAGGGATGGTCGGTGTCCGAATTGGCATACAAGCCCTTGAGTCCCTGCAACCGCTCGTTGAACGGCTGGGTCGGAGAGTAGTCCAAATTGGTGAGTTCGTACCGCCGCGTATCGGCGTCGATTAGTCGCAACTTCTCTGTTGGGGTAACGTCCGCAGTGTCGCCCCCCTTGGAGAACTGGGGGCTGGCGGCATTGGCAATGGCGTTTGCTATCGCCTTCGATGCCGTGGGCGAGAGCCCGCCGTCGATCAACTGTGCGACAAGAGCGCCAGCGTCAACCGCCATCATCCACCCCGCTTACTGACAGCGTGTAGATCAACGCTTCTGCCGGATCGGTTCCCGAGTTGTCTAGGGCCGGGTCGCAGGAGAGTTCAACGGCAAGGTGCTTGTCGGCAGACCCCAAGTCGGACAGCGAGCGACCAGCGAACACGGCCTTGGCCTGCCCCGTAGACAGCCCGAGCGCGGAGCGCGTGGCAGACATGTCTAAGGTGCTGCATGCGCCGGTGGTTTCATGCACCCATCCTGTCCCGCGATACCGACGCATGACATTGCTGCGTGGGTAATCGGCGTTGTTGTAATACTCCCGTAGCAACAACGTCTTCGATGTCGGCGTCGGCTGGTACGTCACTGTTATTGACCTGTCCATCAAGCCATCGCCGCCCTTAGCGTTGTGTTCACCAAGCAACGCCATCTGCCCGGTGCGAACTTGCCAGCCAACAGAGGTGCGATTCGGTGCCGAATCCGCGTTGTTCGGGTCGGAGAGGGGGTGGCGAGCAGTGGCCGTGGCCGTGGCCGTTGTTCCGGACGGCGGGGGCGATATGGCTATCGTTACGCTTGCACTGAATGTGCCGCTTGAAAGCACTCCGTACCCATATCCGCCCTCTACGATCAGGATGTCGGTGACGATCCCGTCCGTAATGAGCGCCCGCAGCACGGCACCGCGCCCGGTGGCAGAGGTGACTGTAACCGTGGGTGGCGTGATGTAGCCCGTCCCGCCGTTGGTAATCGCTACGCTCTGGATGTCCCGGTAAGCGCAGTCCCGTGTTCCGGCAAACTCATACACCGTGCCGTCTACGGAGCCGTATATGGATCGCTCTCGGCCAGACGCAGCCCGGTAGTCGGTAGCACAGGTGAGCGCGTTAGGCCAGCCCTCAGTCCACCAGCACTTGTTGGCGATGTGGTAGCACACGGCCCGCGTGGGGTACTGGGAGTTAACGCCTGTGGGTGTGTAAAAGAACCGCAGGACGCCCGCAACCTGATCGACTTTGAGAAAGAAGTTCTTGCGATAAGAGAAGTCAATGCCGCCCTCATCGAACAGGTTGCGGATGGGTTCGGAGAGGTTTTCCACCTCGCCGCTGCGGGTCATTCGGTAGATGCCGCGTTCGTCCGCAACGTACAGCAAGTCATCAAATACGTCCCATGCTTGCTGGCACAGGCACCCACGGTGAGCCTGCAACTGCACCACGGGGTCTACGCCGGGGTCGGTGTTGTAAGAGATTGAGTAGGTGTGGCTGGTCTGCATGGCGAGCAGCACCGAGCCAAATGGGACTAGGGCCGTGAGGTAGTCAGTGGTTCGAAGGTTGTTTTGAATTGGCAGTTCATTGATGTCCGGGCAAGACTCAAACTCGTCGTACTCACTGAAGAACACCGTGTTGGTGTCCACGCCCGAAGTGCTGACGCCGTACCAAAGCCGATCTTGGTAGGCCACGGCAACAGCCATGTCGCTTCGGGGAACGCCAAAGCGAAACGCATTGAGTCCACCGTTAGGCAGCACAATGGGGAGGGCGGCGTAATTGGCCCGCTCAATGTCGAACAGTTCTTCGTCCGAGAGCGTGTCGCCCCCGACGATGCTGATGACGCCACTAGACACAGTGGCATATTGCTCTAGTCGGTAGAACACAAGGCTCTGGTCGCCCGAGGTGCGATAGAACTCAATGTGGTCGGCGCGCGATGGCGGCGTGACGCCCGTGAGCGACCACACCAAGCGAGATGCCCTGCCGCTGCCATTAACGTCAGCATCGACATCTACGATGGGGGAGAAGTCTGAGTAGGTGACCGGCAACTCCATGTCCCGAATCACGGCGCTGCCAGCGTTAGACGCTACCGTAGCGGTTGCAGGCTTGGCGAGCGTGATGCTCGTCCCATTTACGCTAACGATGCTCGTCATGTGCGGGATGGCCGAATGGCCGGTGATCTTCATTCCCGGCTTAATCAAAGAAGACGCTGCCGACAGGGTGGCGGCAGTGCTTTGATTGGTAGTGGCGATATTGACGTTTGCCACCACGGTCTGCGAGTAGTCCGCGTACCGGTAGGCGCAGCGGTACGACCCCTGCATAGTGCCGCGAAGAACGGGCAGCAGCGTGGCGGGCTCTACGCTGGTGTACAGCGTTGGCGATGAGGTGTAGCCATCGCCGCCCTCTAGCACGGCGACGAACTGCACTTGTCCATCGCTGACGCTCGGGGCCACCCGCAGCCCGTACCCACCACCGTCGCGGCTGAGAATGGTCGGGGCGCGGAAATAGTTGTTTCCCTTACTGATGATCTGAACGTCGCCAATACGCTGCGTATTGCTCTTCGGAACTGTCTGTTGAGCGGTGAACGTGTAGGTGATGCTGTTGGTTTCGGTGCTGGCCGGGGTTGCTGATTGCGGGTTTTGCTGTCGCAGCGTGAACGAAGCCGTCTGACCAGCCGCCCACTTAGTACCGGACGAGGTGATGCGGGGGGCAACAGATACTTGCCCCGGCAAGAGCAACAGGGCCGACGATCCTGAATTGTCTACATCGGTGGCTTCGAAGAAGAAGTCCGTGTAGGTGACGCCAAACGAGTTCTTCCGCTGGTTGGCGAATGTTCCGGTCGCAGGGTATGCCCTGTTCCCCGGAATAGTGGTCTCATCGAAAAGGTCGCCGTCTACCCTCCAAGTGTCGTAGTACGACCGCTGGACATACTCGTAGTTGTAGGCGTTGTACTGCTCAAACCTGATCCAGTAGCGAGTGCCTTTTTCCAACTGCGCGCCGGGATCAATGATTTCGACCGTCCTCGCCCCGATCCCATACCCAGCCGACCCGGCGTACCCACTGCTAGTGGGAGAGGCGACGAAGTCCACCACCGGCCTAGTTTCGTAGTCGCTGTCCCAATACAGAATTTCCGGGTAGTAGCCTGCGTCCGAGCCCGCGTACCACCGCAAGGCTCCATTGAGTCGCGGGTCAAGCGGAGAGCGATTGTAAAACCAGCCGCTTACGCTGTTGTACAGCGGAGCCACGCCACCACTGGAGCCCGGAGAGCCGGCACTAGGATCGCAGTCTTCTAGCCGTGTGCGACGGTACTGTCCAATTTGTGGAGAGTAGAATCGCTGGCTGGCCGCGCCGAGGCCAGCAGGAGATACATTGCCACCGAGTTCCCAGTCCTCCGGGCAAAACGCCAAGTAGATGCGAACAACCGGGTCTCGCGTTCCAGCAAGCCGTGCATAGGAACTGCCGTCGCTCTTTTTCATTGGCGACAGCGTGAGGTCGATGTAACTGACTCTTTGGGCGTGGTCAAACAACTTGACCTCGGTGACCGCCCACTGCGACTCCACGGTGGAGTCAGACTGCCTGCCGGTCAGCATGCGGACGCCAATGCGTCCATAAAACGGAAAGAAAAAGTTGTACCAAGTCTGCACGCCTTGGGATTGACTACCGATCATGTTGTGCCGAAACACGCGGCCAGACGGGGCTGGCATTAAGCCCCAAAAAGCATCGCGGTTGTACGCGGCAGAGATCGGCGGCGTTCCCGACAGGCCGCTCAATTCTTCGAAGTAGTTGAAGTTGGTGCCTGTGTACCAATTCGCTTGGGCGCTGTAGTACTTGTAGGAAGTGCCGCCAGCGACATTCTGCGTGGTGTTCAGTGTCCCGCCGGTAGCGAACGTGGGGGCGGTGTTGCCGAGCCTAAATGCCCCCGAGATGGCGCTGAACACAATCCGAGCGGTAGCACCCGATGGGGCCACAGCGCTTACGGGAACGCTGAGGCCAGTTCCGCCGCTTAGTGCCACCCGGTCTAACGTGATTGTGTTGCCGCTCACGCCCGTAACGACCGGATTCGGGGTGAAGTAGGCCGAAGAAACGACCAATTCCATTCCCGCCACAAAGTTAGAGCCGCCGCTGCTGACCGTGATTTGGTTGGAGCCGCTGGTGATGGTGGTGGCTGTGGCGGTTGGGGCGGCTACGGAAGGCCCGAGGGGGATGACAGCCGTGTAGGTTGGCGTGGCCGTGGAAGAGTCGAAGGTCGCGTCTGCGTAAAGAGTGGTGTTGTTGTTAGGCAGGCGGTACGCAATGCGAGCCGGAAAGTCCGTGACGTTACCGGCGTGCGTCCACGTTGCGGTGTAGGTGCCGCTGGTGCTTGCCGTGCTGGACTCTGCGAATCCGTACTGGGCTTCGCTAGAAGCGACGAGGCCCAACGCCAAGAAGCCTGTTCCGATTTGCTCATTGCTGACTGTGATCTGCGGCATCGACTTGTAGTTGCTGCCGCCGTCCAGAATATCGACGGCGACAATCGCGCCGCCCTGCACAACGGCGCGAATGTCGGCCTGTCGATCCGGGCTTCCCCCGGTCACCGTCAGTGTGGGCGGGCGAAAATACGAAGTGCCGCTAGACAGCACATCCACCCGCTCAATGAAGAACCCGTCGCCCTGTCCTACAACGGTCGGAGCGATAGTCGGAGCATCTAGGCCGCACGGGAGCGTGACGCCCGCATCCTTCCGAAGAATCTGCGGTCGCACTCCGGAGCCGAAAAAGACATACGCCGTGCCGTGCCTGTCTTCGCAAAACGAAGGCCGGTGTTGCGGCAGGCTCGCCGTAGAGAAAAGTTCCGTGGAGGAAATACTGCCACCCGAAGACGAAAGGACTTCAAGGGTGTAGTCAAGTGTGACAGGTTCGTTCTCTCGGAATAGCAAAACCTTGTCTGAGGATGACGAGCCGCCGGTTGAGCGGTGAGCCCCAAGCACCGCCCCGTTGCGGCTCTGGTAGACAATCCCCATTCCTTGGCGGGGAACCAGTTGGCCGACCTTGCGAATCTGTAGGTTGTGCTGGCGGGCTGTTGCGCCAGCGGGCAGGGCGTATGGGCTGGCGGCTGTAACCAAGCCCGCCCACTTATTGATGTCCATATCAACCCCCTTGGTCTGGCAGTTGCGAGGTGTACCAGCCAGCCGAGCGCGGCGTGGGGTAGTTCATGCCGCGAGCCGCACCGCTGAGGGGCGACACAACGTCCCGCTCCATGGCGAGCCGCAAATCCCGATTGAAGAGCGTGTTAACGTCGTTCCCCGGCTTTCCGGCAATACGGGCATACCAGTACTCGGCACCGGAGAGGATGGCTGAGTACATGGCCGGGGAAACGTCAAGAATGTCTGTGATCGCGTACTTCACCCCCGCCGTCTGTGGAACAGTGGCTTCCAGAGTCAGAGAAGTGGTGGGGTTGATACTGCTAACAGCCGAGATTTTGGACTGTCCAACGTAGGAGCGAAGCGCCCCGACCGGGTCTGCATCTGTGCTTACGGTTCCGACCCGCAGCAAAGAGCCGACCATGTCGGCCTGAAAGTTTGTGCCTATCCCGGTAACGACTTGCGGTGTGGCGTTGTTTGGGGTGACTGTTCCCTGCCTGCACACCGGCTCATAGCCCATGTACTTCACCTCACCCGGCTGGTAGCGGTAGGTGAAGTAGACCGGCGTGGCGTTGGTCGGCACCCCGACGAATCGAATTTGCCAGCGGTCAGGGTTAATGTCTGACCGCATTATGGTGTAGTAGTAAGGCTCACCGGCCCCCCGCGTGTTGACCTCCAGCCGCTGCCACTCTTGGGGCGTGATGTAGCAGTGCAGCGTACCAACCGTGTTAGTGACGAGAACGTCGATGTCCCGAAGGTTCTCGGGGAGATCGTAGTAGGTCTGAATTAAGACGGGTGTTGTGCCAACGAGCGTGGCCTTTGGGGCCGTGTCCAACGTCACGCTGGTTCCGCTGTTGACCGTGACGATGCGTGGCGATGTGGTGAAGTAAGTCGGTGAAATATCCAGAAGCCTGCCGGGAGCCATCTGCGAGGTGCTTTGCACCGTGATGGTCGGATTGTTCGCCGTGAAGGCCGTGGCGTTTGTGCTGGCTCGCTGAGTTGCGAAAACACCAGTCTTGGTGTGCCAGAGCCAGTTGCGGGCCTGCGTGACTTCGCGGTGGGCGTTGATGACGGCTTGGCGAACGGCCCGATGCTCGCCGTCTTGCGCACCTCCACCCGTGGAAGTGAGCAGGAAGTCCACAACATCTTGGGCTGTATAGATCATGTGGTTCTTCGTTTATGGCGTGGGGCGTGCTTGTCGATAATCATTTCCTTCAGTTCCCCATCCTTCTTGCCGGGGCTTTGCCGCCGGTAGTGAGACAGGTACTTTTTCATAAGCCGGTCGGAAATCGGCTTCGAAGGCGGGGGCGGAACGTCATGGGCGACATGCTCAACGATGCCCGTGACATGCAAGTTCCGCTCGCGGGCCACCTTCTTGATGTCGGCGGCGGTGTCGATCCACGCGGCAGGGTCGGCGGGGCCACGGGCGTCTGCTAGGCCCGACTGGTAGTACTTCCCCTCAATGTTGATTCCGGCCCTTTTTGCGCGCCCGACGATTTGCTTTGCCAAGTGCGGACTCATCTTGTCCAGCCACTGCATGTTGTATCTGTCCTGCATGACGGCCCTGTCGGTTCCGCGCACGCCGGGAGGGGTCTGGACGGCGCACATCTCCGCGAACCGTGGGCTTTGACCGTCCTTTATCATGGACAGGTAATGCTGTACTGCGGCTGGCCCTGCCAAAGTCACGCTGCTTGGAACGTCGCTCATGGTTGCTCAAATACTTCAGGGCTTTGCGTACACCGGGCCTATCGTCGCCAAGGCGGGCAATAGCACAGTTGCACGCTTTGCAAAGCATCCCGCGCACTTTGCCCGTTCGGTGACAGTGATCTACGCAGATACCGGGCTTCTTTTCGCAGATATGGCATTTGCCGTTCTTCTTGGCTTGCAGTGCTTCTACTTGGGCTACGGTGATGCCGTATCGCGTCCGGAGGTTTTGAATCCTCTTTCGCAGCCGTTTGCAGTGCATTGCTTACGAACTTATTGAGGCGGTCGTTGCTCAATAAGTTCTTGGGCTGAAAGTTGCCTGCTCGGGCCTAACTCGGGCGCAATCTGTTCCTGATCCGCCGGAGCCGCGCCAGCATCGGGAGCGGGAGGGGGAGCGCCCGGAGGCAGCGGCTCCGGCGCGGGAGGTTCGACTTCCGGCGGCGGGGGAGGCGGCGGCAGTAAGTACGGAGTTGGGTCAATGTCTAGGCTGTCTGCCCAATCAGCGATCAGTGCATTCATCGGGTCTACGAACCCGGCCATTGCTACCGGCTGAAGCAGCGGGCCAAGAGTCTGCACAGCCATCTGCATCTGCTCAACGCGAGTGGCTTTGTTGGGTTTTCTCGCACTGCCTGCCTCAACTCTGTACAGGAAGTCTCGGGTCAGACTAATGATGTCTCTCTTGGAGATTTCCTTGTCCCAAGCAACAGCACCAATCGGGCCGATGACCGGGACTACGTCTTCGCTAGTCAGCAGCCACCGCACAGCCAGAGCCTCACGGCGAGCGAGAAGACTCATACAGTCTTCCAACTCGTTCGCCATGTTGTCCGGTCTGATACTGATATTCTCCTGTTTGATTTGCGCCTCAGCCGCACTTCTGTACTGCGACCGCGTAATCCCATACGCCAATTCCGATAAGCCGGTACGCTTGTCGAACAGGTCGAACACAGCGGAGATGATGTCGTAGAGGTCTTTGCTGGCCTGCGGAAGTTGAAATACAGACAGAACGTCATTGACCGATCTGCCGAGCATTTCGCTGATTTCAACGATCTTGAAGCCGCCTTGGGTCGGTGCCAGCAACTGGTCTTTGATGTCCTGATCGGCGGCCTTGCTTACGCCAATCATGGTTTCGCAACTGGTCGCCACCCGAGTCGCCAAGAAGGACATCGCCCAATTCAGGAAGCGAAGTTCGGGGATCGCTGGCCGGATATGGGAAATCGGCCAAGCGTAGTTTGGCTTGGTGTGGAACGAGAGCATGGTGAAGGGCCAGCCCTTCGGGTCTGCAAACCACGGAATGGGCCATGCGGCTCGGGCCATCAGGCTTTGGGGCAGTTGCGTTGCTTCGTCCAGCGGCTCATCCATGACGGACGGCGGCATGTTCAATGGGTAATCCACGCCTTCGCAGATCACCAAATAGACGTAATCCCCTAACGCATCGAATACGCCTTTGTTGTCCTTCGGGACATCGGCCAAACGATCACCGGCCCCCGTCTTGCTGTAAATCTTGTAGTAGGTGACGAGGTCGTTGGTCTTGGACTTCTTCGGCTTGCCTCGCTCGCGGACTTCGTTATCGGCCCGGATTGTCTTGTTGCCGTCCAGATGCTTCCGCAAGTCTTCTTCGGGAACCCCATACTCAGCGGCAACCTCTCGCAGCGGGCGAATAACCCGGCGGGCGCACCACAGCATGTCATCAATGTTGTCGAAATCAGGGTCTATCAACAGGTTGTCAACGGTGTCGTAGAACGACCCAACCATGCGAACCGGCGGGGTGGAGTTGTCGCCGCTGGTCTGGAGAGTGACCAACTCTGTCCAGAATGTCCCAGCCCCCTTGATAAGCGCTTCGTTGCAGACTTTGCGGGCTTGGGTTTTCAAGTCCAACTCAACGGGAGTCCAATTCAAATAGGCGTTTAGGAGTTGCGCGGCAACCGCCCTGCCTGCCTTGGACTGCTCCTGCTGCTGCAACATGGAGATGACCTGTTGCTGCTCGGGAGTCGGCATCATGCCCATAGCGGGGTCGGGCGGCTGAACTCCCAAGAAAGACGGGTCGATCATGGGATGCTCCATGACCGTGACCGTCCTAACCGGATTGCGGTGGTAGATTACCGACCCGAAGATTTCGACTAACTCAAATACCTTGTTGATCTGCATGCGGAAAGCAGGGGGTGCGATTGACGAGTTGTAGCCACGCTCGCCACGCGCATACTGGTCTTTCCACATGAAGTTGTGTTCGCCGTCGAAGAAAGCAGCGGCCTCCTTGGCGTCCTCCGTGAAGGGGCGCTTGTATTTGATGGCGGCTTCGATCTTCTTGATCCACGTTGCGACAATCTGCCGCAGTGGATTGTCGGGCGGCAACTTAGCGGCCAAAGAACTTCCCCTCTTGCTTGGTGTTCTTCTCGGGCTTGTCGGCAGTCGGCTGCTTGGCTGAAAGCGGGAAATCCCACACGCCCAGCCCTTCCCAGTTGTGTTCGCCCTTCATTGCGGGATCGTCCTTGTGATGCACCGAAGGCTTCACAAGCCAGCCGTTTTGCTCCGTAAACACAAGGATTTGGAGCGTGCTATGGCCCGGTTCCTTCATCACCCACCCGATGCTCGGGCTGGTGAAGTTGTGGATGTCGTTGGAGAACAGAACCAGATCACCCTGATTGGGGCGGGGCATAGCCCAAGATGAATCACTGCTCATTGAGGTGGTCTCCTTGTGGCCCCAAATATACATATCCGGGTTCGCCTCTCCCCATGCGCTTTCTTCGTCGCTCAAGCCATTTCACCCACCATGGCTCGGCCTCTACTTCGACAGGGGGCTTGTGATACTTGGGGCGGAAGGCGCACAAGTACTCCATGCACTGCACAAGATGTACGTCGCCCTTGGTGACCGGCTGGTCTGTGACCACAGCCACGCCCGCTATGAAATTAACCCTCTTCCGGTAACGCTTCAGTTCTCGCTCTAGGTCGGGCAGCGAGTTCCGGAGGACTCGGACGTTCGGGGTGCCGGTGGGTCGGATATGGAGCATGCCTCGGGTGGCCTCGGTTCGGGCCGGGATGTCATCGCACCCAGCAAGGAACGAAGAGCCGGTTATCTCGCTGCGTATCCCGTGCTTCATCAACTGCTCGGTGTACTGCTCAACCGGGAGCCGACCGGAGCCGATGTCTCGGATGCGACCGCCGTGACTGTCGATGATGAAGGCGTGGAATGTATGCGTGACCTTCTTGGCGAACTGCTCTCCGAAAATGGTCGCGTTACACTGACGGATGTACAGTTGGTCGTACAGCAGGATGTAGTCTTCGGACGGGGGAACGGCTGCAAAAAGGCAGGCCGTGACGCTGTGGCCGGGGTCAACCACCGCGTACCGGCACCAGTCGTTTGGTATCTGACCGTCCGGTAATTCAGTGCGATCCATGCCGTGTACCCGCATATCGAAATTGGGGTACATCAATATGCTGTCGGTGATGAAGTCGCCTTCCGACCGCATTCGCAGGATGTCTTCGCCAGACGCTGCCCACCGCTCAATGCTTTTCTTCTTCTCTTCGTCATCCAGATGCGGGTTGTCCAGCATCCGGAGTTTGAACTGAACGATGTCAGGGTTCGGAAGGTTTGCTGCCGCTACGGCGTCGGCGCGCTCCTTCAAGGTCAATAAGGCGTTATTGGTGCTATGGGGCATAGCCGACCAACACAGATAACCCTTTCTGTCTAAGAGGCGAGCCTGCATCTCGCTAACCCAAGACTCGTTTTCGATGTCCTCATCGAAATGGCATCTATTGGTTTGAAAGCCTTGCGGGGGAGTTCCCTCAGACGAGAAGAAGAAAATCTGCCAGCCGTTGTGCAGAGTGGCCTGTGAGATGTAGTTGGCTGACTTCAGTATCCAACTGGTCTTTTTGACGAATCTCTTGGGAATCAAGGGCGGCGCTGGCTTGGCGAGGTGCTTGCGGGCTTGATCTCTGGCAGGGTCATACGCCCGATACTCGTCGGTATCCTCGTCCTTGATGATCTTGAAAGCCCCCTCTTTGAAGAGCATGGGGTATACGACCATACCTATGTGCCGCCAGTCCTTGCCGATGATGACAAGGATGCCGTTCTCTTTGGGGTACTTCCCGAACGGGTCTTGCCCCGTAACGGCACGGGCGTCTTCTACGAACGTAGAGAGCGACTTGCCTGAGCGATTGCCACCGATGACAAGGACTTCATGGGCCATGCAGGCGTGCATCTGTGCCTGCACTGGGGTCGGCTGGTAGAGCCTCAAAGCCTCCAGCCGCCTCTCCCTCAACTCCGACTGAATCCCCTTCAACTCGTCCTTCTGGAACTGCGTCAGGCTCGGCGTAGGCGTCGGGATCGTCGGTGGGTTCGCCTTCGGGTGCCTCAAGTTTTTCGGGTTCGGCATTGATGACAGTCCCTCGGTAGGTCTTCAGAGCCTGCTTAAATCGCTGCTCCAACTCGGCTTCCAGTTCCTCTTCTGTCCAGAGGGTGAGGGGTCTCTTGACTCCCCCAACCTCCACGTTCTTGGTGACGAGTCGGACGATGGTTTCGATGAGCCGGTTGCGGGCAGACCCGCCAGCGGGCGAGTCGTAGTACTGCTTGACTACCATGGCAGAGAAGCCGCCAACCCCGCCGAAGTACTGCAAAACCCGCTCTAGGACTTCAGCACTGTGGGGGATGTTACTCCCGCCCTCTGCGGCCATATCTGCGAAGAGCGAGACCCCTGCGTCTTCGATCTTCTGCATGGCCTTCTGGCGGCGAAGTTTCTGCTTGTCGGCAATTCGTTTATTGCGATTGCGGACGCAGGCCCGACAGAAGTTTTCCAGTTTTGGAAAATGCTCTTTGGTGAACTCGTAGGTGCTTCCGCACGCCTTACAAGTCTTCTGTTCCATGGTAATAGCATAACACCCCGCTGGGGTTACCAGCGGGGTGTTCGTTGCGTCATGGCGAAGTGTGGTGTGTGTCACTCCACCCAGTTGATGCCGTAGATGCGAGTGCGGACGAACGTGTCTGCGCTGGCAGCGTTGGCACCAGTGACGATTTCGTTCGTACTGGTATTCACGCTGCCGGTCGCAAAGCCCATCGCAACACGCTCCGAGGTGGCAGTCGTTTCAAGGGCAATCGTCTGCGTGGTCTTGGAGATCGACAGGCCAGTGGTGACAGCCGAGCCTTGGAGCGACACAAGGTTGCCCGCATTGATGCCAGCGCCCGTAGTCTTGGCGATGGCAACCGGCCCCTTAACGACGATCCAGACGATGTCGTTGGCCCGAACTTCGGCATTCAGGTACTCGTCCAGAAAGCCCACCCGGCGACCGGCGAGAACGTCGGCAGCGTTGGCGAGCGTATCGGTGAACTCAGCCGTCGAACCCATGCCCGAGGCCACGCGAAGCACAACAGCCTTGCCCTTGTCGGCACCCGTGTTGCCGGAGTTGAGGACAGTGGTGGCACTGGCGGGCTTGAATCGCGCCGCAATGCAGTACACCAACTCGTTGCTCAGGCGAGACTTAGTGACGGGGTGAATGTCAGAAAAAGCCTTGACCTGACCGACGATTTCCCGCCCGGAGATGGGAGTGCCGGTAGCGTAGGTCGCGCCCTTTTCGATGTACTCAACGTCTTCTCCGGAGAGGAGCGTTGAGCCACGCGGAAACGGCGGATCGGAATACAGCGAGGACATGCTTGATTGTTCCTTTCTCTAGGATCAGGTGGCGGCAGTGACCGGGGCGAGCAGGAAGAAGTTTCTTGGACTACGGAAACGGAGGTTTCCGAGTACGCTGCAAGAATACCGGTAGGACTGTAGTTCTTCCTGAAAGAACGGGCCTTCAGCAGTGAAGAGTTGCCCTTCAAGGCAGTGCAACTCCATGTTACCCACGCTGATTCCGTATCCGCGCCCCGCAGGGACGCTGTACTCACTGGTGATCTCAACACCGTCCTGTTCGAAAACATCGGTGAAGCCGTAAGCACGGAGACCGGTAGACCGAGTCACCAATGCCCGTTCGGTGCTGTTAAGCCGATTCAGGTATTGGATGTACAGGTTCCGATCCAGCACCACCATGTCGATGGCCGCTTCTCGCGTATCGTTACGCTTACACTGGAAAATGCCTTCGCGCGTTGCTTCGACACAGTTGTCCTGCCAACTGTTCTGACCAGCGCCAGTACCGCCGGGGCCAGAGAAACCACTGGAGTTGTAGTTGATGATAACGGGAGACCAGTAATCCGCTTCCGGATCGACTGGGGCCACCGGCCAGATGTCGGTGCCAGAGAGCCGACCGCCGCCGTAGAAACCCAGTGCGCAACTCAGGCCAGCGTAGGTGGCGTTCGGCGCACCGTACTTGTCAGCGGCGTTGGCGTTGTTACCGCCGCCAGTGCGAGTAGCAAACGGGTTGGCCGTCTGGTTGGAGTTGATGGTAGTGTCAGCGGCGTACTTGAGGAACGTGTCAAGGCCGTGGAAGTCGTTTTCCTTACCGGCGGCGTTACCGTCCGAGTACACCTGAAAGGCCAGATGCTGCTCAAGCGACTCTTGGAGCCGCTGGGCCATCTGCGAGGCCACGTTAACCAGAGCCTCCTGTCCGCGGTTCTCCAGCATTTCCCTACGGAAAATACTGTCTGTGGTTACGAAGCCACGCCACGGGAGTTCGGCCCGCTTCCAGAGTGACTGACGCGCAAACGTGCGAGGGGTGTCTCCGGTATTTCCCGAAACAGGGGTATTCCGGAAGCGGACATTCCAGTCCATTCCGCGTCCAGACTGGTTCATGGTGATGTTGCCGCTGGCCTCAAGGGCCGCGAACACCTTGAACTTACGGAAAGTCGCCAATTCCTCTTCGCGGAGGTGATTGACGATGGTAGTTCCGATAACCCGGCTCCAATCGGTAACCGAAGCCATGTTTCTGCCTTTCTCTTATTCCAACTCACCCATGCCGGGAGTAGAGAGGGCCGCCCTCAATTTCTCGGCAAAGGTTGCTGGTTTCTTGGGTACTCGTTGATCGGTCGTTGCGGGAGAATTGCGGGGGGCGGTTCTTGCCGCCTGTGACCGCAGAAACTCCATGTTCTTTTGGGCCTGTTCCGCCGCTGGGGCGGGAGGTGCGTAAGCCTGTTGGGGTGGCTGCTGTTGCGGGGCTTGCTGGGCTTCCGTGAACTGCTGCAACACCTGAAGGGCTAAGTCCCTTTCCAGCATTGCAACAGACAGGTTCCAGCGAGCCTCGGGGTCAGTCACTCCGAGCGACTTAACGTCCTCAATGTATTTCTGGACAATGGCACCCTCTCGGGATGCCACGCGATTTTCTGGATCGGAGTACAGCCATTCCGCGTTCTTGGCTTCGATCTCTTTGACGAAGGACTGCTGCCGCTGCTGGGTGACCTGTTTTTCAACAAGTTCAGCGGCTTTCTGCGAGGCGACCTGTTCGACCATTGGGCCGAGCGTTGCCGCCGGATCGTCCAGAAACTTACGGGCAAAGTCGGCCCGGTAGTTCATCCACTCGCCCAACTGTGCCTTGGCTTCCAGCGGGGCATGCTCTGCGATGACCTCTCGCCCCTCGGCGTCACGGGTCAAAAACTGCCGATACTGGTCTTTGATCTTGGGCGGGTTCCACCAAGAGGGCTGTTCGGGCTGCTGCGGCTGCTGTTGTTGCTGGGGCTGGGCGGGAGCCTGCTGGGCCTGCTTCCACTGCTGGAAGGCTTCCCGGTTCGCCATGTAGTCCGAGTGAACTGGGATGAGTTGCTGGTACTGCTGCAAAGCCCTGCTTTGGGCCTGCTCTCGCTGCATCGTTTCGTACAGATGCACCGCGATTTGCTGGTCGTTCATGCCCTGAAACTGGGGCAAGGTGC